AAAAAGGTAAATAATCATGACTAAAGACGTAGCAGAAAAGAAAAACTCAGAAGTTGTCGCATTTGACGCAAGCATATTCGAAGCGGACCAGGGTGTCGGTCTCGAGAACATGGGACAAGAAGATCTTGCCCTGCCGTTCCTTAAAGTACTTAGCCGTCAGGACCCAACGCTTGACGATCTTGAGAACGCTAAAGCTGGCGATATCTATAACACCGTGACTGGCGATATCTATAAAGGTAAAGAAGGCTGCCGTGTTATTCCTTGTGTCTACCAGCGTCGTTACATCGAGTGGGCTCCTCGCGGAACTGGTTCGGGTGCTCCGATCAACATCTTTACACCTGACGAGCAACGTCCTAAAACAGAACGCAGCTCAGATGATAACCGCGAGTACGTAGTCGGCGGTAACGGTTCTTACTTAGAAGAGACACACCAACACTTTGTTATGATCATTAATGAAGACGGTACGCAGCAGACTGCTCTTATCACTATGAAATCTACGCAGATGAAGAAGTCTCGTAAATGGAACTCAATGATTCAGTCTCGTGTAATGAACGGCAAGAATGGCGCGTTTACACCGCCACGCTTCTCGCACATCTACCACCTTAAGACTGTCTCTGAAGAAAACAGCAAGGGCTCTTGGCATGGTTGGGAGATCTCGTTAGAAGGACCTATTGAGGACGCCGGTGTTTATCAGAATGCAAAGAACTTTGCACAGTCGATCATGAAAGGCGAAGTAAACGTCAAGCATGAGTCTGAAGAAACAAACAGCAGCGACATTCCGTGGTAACCGTGGGGCGCACAGCGCCCCTTTCCCCGAGACAATAATATGGAACACGCAAAAACATTTGCGGGGATATTTGACGGCCTAAAGCTGGCTTACGGCACGTATCGTATTGACCGGGCTGCTCCAAACGGGAAGCAACAAGGCAAGGCTGGTGTAGTAAAAAACCCTAGAACGCCGGAGACGTGGGAAGGCCACCTTTCTGGCAAGGGTGACGCTATAGGTATCATTCCGATCAACGAAGATAATAGCTGCAAGTGGGGCTGTATCGATGTTGACCAATACCCGCTAGACCATAAAGAGTTAATAGAAAAGATCCGTAGGATGAAGCTGCCGATGGTTGTGTGTCGCAGTAAATCTGGCGGTGCGCATTGTTTTCTGTTCACAAGCGAATGGATCTCTGCCAAAGAAATGCAGGAGACACTTAAGCATATTGCTGCGGCCCTGGGCTACGGCGGATGCGAGATATTTCCAAAACAAATAAAACTATCTTTAGAGCGTGGTGACGTGGGCAACTTCTTGAACATGCCTTACTACGATGCGGAAGATGGCTTGCGTTATGCCATAAAAGACAACGGTCAATCGGCAACGCTTGAAGAGTTTTTTGAACTTTATAATCAATATGTACAGACCCCCGAGCAAGTCTCGGCAATTACTATTGAAGATCAATCTGACTCTAATATTATTGTGAAGGACGGTCCGCCGTGCCTTCAGACTTTGTGTACGCAGAAGATAAGCGAAGGAGGCAGGAATAATGGCCTGTTTAACATTGGCGTTTATCTACGCAAGGCATACCCCGACAGTTGGGAATCAGAAATCTTAATCCATAACGCTAAGTATCTGGACCCTCCGTTGCCTCTTAACGAGGTCAACCTTGTAGCGAAGCAGCTAGGCAAGAAAGACTACGCTTACAAGTGCAAAGACGCCCCGATCTGTGATTACTGCAATGCCGACGTGTGTAAAACACGTAAGTTTGGTATTGAAGCCGCAGTGTCGGGTGCGACCATCGCAAATCTACGCAAGTACAACTCAACGCCACCGGTTTGGTTTATGGATGTAAACGGTCAGCCGCTAGAGCTAGACACGGATGCCTTAATGAATCAGATTGCGTTTCAGCGTGCTTGCGTGGAGCAGTTAAACTTTATGCCGAAGTCCGCACCAAAGGCGTCCTGGGAATCTCGCATCAATCAGTTATTGACCGAGATGTCCGATACCGATGGTTCCATTGTAGAAGTGTCGCAAGACGCTAGTATCTCGGGTCAGTTCTATGACTTGCTAGAAGAATTCTGTAACGACATGCAGAAAGCTGAAACTAAAGAAGAGATACTACTGCGACGTCCGTACACTGACGAAGAAGAGAACCGCACGTACTTCCGTTTAAAAGATTTTACGGCGTACCTACACAAGAATCGTTTCTTCGACTTTAAGTCTCACAAGATTGCTCAACGTCTGCGTGACATAGATGGTAACTCTGTTTCTATTAAGATTAGTGGCAAGGCTACCCGCGTGTGGACTATCCCGGCATTCCAGGGTTACTCGTCAGCAATTAAGACGCCTAACCTAGAGACCAGACAAGAAGAGGCTCCGTTCTAATGTTTCGTATCTTCGGACCACCCGGTACAGGCAAGACTACTAAACTATTGAATATGGTAGACCAGGCGCTTTCGAATGGGGTCAATCCCCAGGATATTGCGTTTCTTGCTTTTACTCGCAAGGCCGCTGCCGAAGCAAAAGAAAGAGCCGCTAAACGATTCGACTTGGACCCAGACACCGACCTGTTTTACTTCAGGACGCTACATAGTCTGACGTACAAGATGCTTAACCTAAAAGAAAAAGACTTAATGCGTGGGCCACAGTTCCAAGAGCTAAGCGAACGCATTGGGTTTCAGTTAAACACGATAAAAAATGTAGATGTAGAAGACGGTAAGTCAGGGATCACAGAACATCCTATTCTGTCGATCATTAACTTAGCTCGATTAAAAAAGACAGACCTTCGAACAGAGTACAATGCAAGCAACGTACCCAACAGTTGGGATGAAGTATTGTACGTGTCCGAATGCTACTCAACATACAAATCGTCTAACCGATTGGTAGACTATACGGACATGCTTAAGCTGTTTGTAGAAAACTACGATCGTATCTGCCCGCCATTTAAGCTGGCTTTCTTAGATGAATCACAAGACCTTTCACCACTACAATGGGACATAGCTCATGCCATCGACAAAAAATCCGAACGTATGTACTGTGCAGGTGACGACGATCAAGCCATCTACCGCTGGGCTGGGGCAGACGTCGATCACTTCATTAACCTCCCAGGAGGCAGCGAAGTTCTCAGTCAAAGCTACAGGGTCCCTGGGGCAGTCCACCGTCTCGCTGAAACCATCGTCAACCGTATCCATCACCGTTTCCCCAAACAGTACAATCCCCGAGAAGAACAAGGAACCGTCCAACGAATCTCAGACATAAGAGCTGTAGATATGTCGGAGGGCTCGTGGCTCGTAATGGCTCAGGCCAATTACATGCTCACGGACCTAGCTTATGATCTTAAGTCTATGGGTTACTTGTTCGAGCGTAACGGCGCACGCAGCATTTCTAATAGTTTATCCACTGCGGTAAACAGTTGGGAGCGCGTGCGTAAGGGCGGTTTAATTCACGTAGCGTCCGCTCGTATAATTTATAAGTACATGTCTAGCAACGGTGCAAGAATCAAGCGCGGCAAGAAAAGAATAGTGGGTAAGGACGATGACCTGCTTTCTTTTGAAATGCTTGTAGAAAACCACGGCCTGTTAGCTACAGAGGACATGCCTTGGTTTGACGCGCTGGATAAGATACCCGCTAACGACACAATATATATCACTGCTCTATTGCGTAGGGGCGAGAAGTTTAACGCCGTGCCTCGCATTAGACTGTCCACGATCCACGGAACAAAAGGCGGTGAAGCCGAGAATGTTGTTCTCATTACTGATTTAACTCGCGCAGCCATGGACACACCGGGCGATGATTTGCACCGCGTATTTTACGTAGGCGTTACACGCACCATGGAAAACCTTTTTATTATTGAACCCGAAGATTTCTCTAGAGCTTATATCTTATGAAAAAACAAGACATCGATCCTATGTATTACAACGCCTGCTTATCCTGCGGTGATAAGAAAGCAACTGCCGTAGTAAACGTGCAGAAGAACGAAAGACTTGGTTGGTACTGCCCTAAGTGTCAGCATTTTTCAGAAGCGATACTCAGAGAGAAAATTTGGAGAGCCGCCAATGGCCAATAACAAATTACAGATGGCAATGTTTCCCCCTCAGTCCGACTGGCTGCCCCCGGAGCATCCGTTTCCTGACGCGGTGCTAGAAGCAAAAGAAATATCCATAGACGTCGAGACACGCGACCCGGACCTTAAAACGTTTGGTCCAGGGTGGCCGACTAAGAATGGTGAGGTAGTGGGTTACGCTATAGCCATACCCGGTTGGAAAGGTTACTTCCCGGTCAACCATCTTGGCGGCGGCAACATGGACGCCAGACAGATAAACAAATGGCTCAAAAAAGTGTTCGAAGCGCCAGGCGATAAGATTATGCACAACGCCCAATACGACCTTGGGTGGATACGTGCCATGGGTTTTGAAGTGAAGGGACGTGTCATAGACACCATGCTAACCGCAGCACTGCTCGACGAAAACCGTTTTAGCTACAGCCTTAACGCGCTGTGTTACGAGTACCTTGGCAAGACAAAGTCTGAGCAGACGCTAACGCAAGCGGCTGTCGAGTTTGGCGTCGATCCTAAAGGCGAGATGTGGAAGTTACCCGCTATGTACGTTGGCCCTTACGCCGAGGTCGATGCGGAGATTACATTAGAGTTATGGAACCACTTCAAGAACCTTCTTAACAAAGAAGATCTGTGGGACATTTGGAACCTCGAGACAGACCTGCTGCCTTGCTTAGTCGAGATGACAGAGAAAGGTATACGTTTCGATGTAGACCAGGCCGAGCGCACGAAGCAAGATCTAATGAAGCAAGAGAAAGAAGTCAGGAAACATATCAAACGGCTCGCGGGTCACGATGTAGAGATTTGGGCCGCAGCATCAATAGCCAAAGCGTTCGATAAGGTAGGCATAACCTACCCCCGTACGGAGAAAGGCGCACCGAGCTTCACGAAAACGTTCCTCAGCGAGCATCCACACGAGCTTGCACAGATGATTGTTCAGGCGCGTAACTTAAATAAAACCCAAGGCAGCTTCATTGACGGGCTAATTAAGCACGTAGCGCGCGACGGTAGGATACACAGTCACATTAATCAGGTGCGTTCTGATCAAGGCGGGACAGTCTCCGGCCGCATCTCTATGAACAACCCAAACATGCAACAAATCCCAAGTCGGGATCCTACTCTGGGGCCTTTGATCCGCAAACTGTTTCTGCCTGAAGAAGGTGAGCAGTGGGCGGCAATAGATTTCTCGCAGCAGGAACCACGCATCTTGACCCATTATGCAAAGGTGTTCGGCGACTACCGCAAGCTAAACATGCCGGGTGTCGAAGAGTTTGTTAAAGCGTACAACGAAAACCCAGACATGGACTTTCATACCATGGTCGCCGAGATGGCGGACATACCGCGTAAACAAGCGAAGGTCATTAACCTGGCGATGATGTACGGCATGGGAGCGCAGAAATTGGCGGCGCAGTTAGACATTACGTTAGATGAAGCCAAGGCCCTCGTTAAGAAGTACCACAACCGCGTTCCTTTCGTTAAAGGACTGACCCAGGGCATACAGAGGCACTTAGAAGATCCACGCTCTCCGGGCTCTATACGAAGCATTAAGGGGCGTAAGTGTCGCTTCGACTTGTGGGAGCCCGATAGCTTTGAAATGAACAAGGCCATGCCTTACGAAGAAGCAGCCGCGGCCTACGGACCAACGACCAGGCTCAAGCGTGCATTCACGTACAAGGCGCTAAACAGGCTCATACAGGCCAGCGCCGCGGATATGACTAAGCAGGCAATGTTGGACTGCTACCGGGCAGGGAAGACGCCTATGTTGCAAGTGCATGACGAACTGGCGTTTAGCGTTAAAGACAAAGAAGAGGCCCAGGGGCTATCCAAAATTATGACTAGCGCTGTAGAACTGGTTGTTCCAAGCAAATGCGACATAGAAATGGGCCCTAATTGGGGAGAATTTGTTGAAATTACTGAATAGTATTATATAATCTCATACATAAAGGTTGAGGAGAATGGTTTTGGATACAAACAAATGGAAATCAGTACTGCTTCCACGCGAAGTGTACGACCAGCTATACATCGTTTCTAAAGTAGAAGGGCGCACGCTTAGCGGGCAGCTCAGGCTTATCTTTGATTACTGGGTAGGGGAAAACCTTAGTCAGAAAGACAAAGCGTACCTGTTAGAAGAAATGGAAAACAAACGCATAGAAGAAGGTCGGCCTCGTCCGGAGTTCACCAGATGAGCAATTCAATTGAAGAGGGTCTCAAAGAGGCCCTTTTAAAGTTGAAGAGAGAAATGGACTCGGGAGAAGTTTCCCGGGATTCTGTCGATAAAGCTAAAGTTTGGTCAGAGATGATTAAGCTTAGAGAAGAGGTTAAGGGAAAGAATGAAAATAACAGTGGAGCTTGATGATACCGATATAGACGAGCTTATTTCTTTTATTCTTGAGTACAAAAAGTTAAAAGATAAGACTAATGAATCGTATCCTCAGAATTGTTCCAATCGAGCCAAAGGAGGTAAAGGTTAGCCGCATCAAAAGACTCTTCACATTCAGTACACAGTATTAGCTCAACTACCGGCATTTCGTCGGTATCACCGTTTACTACTTCTACGTAGGCTAAAAATCGTTTCTCACAACGCGGGCAGCAAAATAACTGCTCTTCGGCCTCAATCGTTAGCTCGTCTACCTCGGTACAACCAATCTCGAATGGTATCAATGGGGATGTCATAATGTCTCGCTATCCATTTAACAGAACGTTTCTCTACGTTCTTAGCGTATCTGACTGCTTCGACTATTTCAAAAGGATATTTCGCTGCGTGATGCTGTGTCATTAGTGTTCCCCTTCAATTTTAAAGCACACATAATATAAGAAAAACGTGTGAGAAACAACTTGATTTGCTTTTTTATATGATATTTAATGTGTACACACTCAAAGGAGAATTTTATGAAAGACTTAAAAACACTGTTAGATCAAGGCTTTGATGACGTAGAGAACGTAAAAGAACTAAGAGAGATGTACAAAGAAGTTTGGAAGAAAGATATAAGAGCGATTGCATCTATGCTGACCGAGCATATTGATGACCCCGAATCATTGTTGAAGATGCTTGCGTATCACGTTCAAATGGCTCGCGAGGAAGGATTTCCCAAAGATCATTTTCATTAAAAACTGCACAAGTTTTTGTATTTAGACTTTTGTTGACAGTTAGGGTTTAAGCCATTAGCTTCAGAAGGGTAGTATCCCTTGAGAAGGACTTTTGCCCGCGGTTGAGCGCTCTCCCACACTTTGCTCCCGCGGGTTTTTTTTGCCTATGCCAAGACAACCTAAAGTAAAGCCAGCGTCGCAAGGCTCCCGATTATGCACTTCCTGCAACAAAGTTAAGATGCTGTCCCAGTTCGAGCATTTTAAAGAGGGGCAGGTACGGGGCGTCTGTCGGCACTGTGTGACCCTCCAAAGATCAAAAAAAACCTCGGCTACTCCTGAAGCCTACATCCGGGTCTTAAATACTCAGTTAAAATCTAGTCGGCTTAAACAGGGCGTCCAGTACGACTTAACTAACGACGAAGTACTAGATCTCTGGAATGCTCAAAACGGCAAATGCGCGCTTTCTGGCGTCATCATGACCCATCAAAGAGACGGCACCTACGGCGATAAAAAGCCAAAAGAATTCAACGCCTCGATAGACCGAATAAATCCTAAAGGCCCTTACGTACGAGAAAACGTACAGTTAGTCGCATCCAGGGTAAATCTGATGAAGCACACCTTGGGTCAGGATATGTTTATCTGGTGGATAAACAACATTCATGAGCATTTTGACAGAAAAATTACCCATGAGTCGTAAAACGTGGGTAAAAGGCCAAAAAAAACCCCACCAGAGGCGGGGTTCA